CTCGCTGCCGGAGTTTGTGCCGAACAAGCAAGAATGATATTGCCGTTGAGCATGATGACAGAATGGTATTGGACGGGGAGCCTGTATGCATTCGCAAGGGTGTGCAATCTTCGGTGTGCGAAAGATACTCAGAAAGAAACGAGATACATAGCAGACAGAATCAGCAAACTAATTAAACCACATTTTCCACATAGCTGGGAACATCTTACTAATAGGGGAAGCGTCAATGACACCGAAGACAACACTACAGCAGCAACCTGATATGTCCATTTTACAGGAGTATATTCATAGATCAAGATATGCGCGATGGTTGCCTGAAGACGGAAGACGCGAAACCTGGGGAGAAACTGTTGACCGATATGTGGATTTCTTTGAGAATCATATAAAGGAAAATACAAAGGGTTCTATCAAGGGCATACGGAACGATATTCGTAGTGCAATCTTTAATATGGAGGCAATGCCCTCCATGCGCTCATTGATGACTGCTGGCCCGGCATTGGAACGAGAGAATATTGCCGGATATAATTGTGCATTTATTGCTGTTGATTCTCCCCGTGCATTTGATGAAACTCTTTATATTCTTATGAATGGAACTGGGGTCGGATTTACCGTAGAGACATTTCAGGTAGAGAAGATGCCAATGATTGCAGAGGAATTTTATGATACGGACACCACAATTGTTGTTGCCGACAGTAAGTTGGGCTGGGCCAAAGCACTCAAAGAATTGGTGGCAATGCTCTATACAGGACAGGTTCCTAATATTGATACCTCTCATGTTCGTCCTGCGGGTTCCCCGTTGAAGGTATTTGGAGGAAGGGCATCCGGTCCAGAACCTCTGTTAGAAACCTTTACTGCATTTATTAATACATTCAAAGCCGCAACGGGAAGACGATTGACCACTCTAGAATGCCATGACCTTATGTGCTGGGTGGCATCCTGTGTCGTGGTTGGTGGTGTTCGTCGTGCAGCATTGATTTCTCTTTCTGACTTGACGGACGAGCGAATGCGCCATGCCAAGACAGGGCAATGGTTCACCACAGAGAAGCATCGCTCATTTTCAAACAATTCGGCAGTCTATAAGGAAAAGCCTGACATTGGTGTCTTTATGGCAGAGTGGCTTTCCTTGTATAATTCAAAGAGCGGGGAGCGCGGCATTGTCAGTCGTGCAGCATTGAAGAAGAAGGTCATGGAAAATGAACGAAGAGATCCCGAACATGATTTCGGAGTCAATCCTTGTGGAGAGATTATCCTTCGACCAAAGGGATTCTGTAATTTGTCCGAGGTAGTGATTCGCTCTACGGACACAATGGCAGACTTGGAGCGAAAGGTTCGCATTGCGACCATAATTGGAACTCTTCAATCCACGCTGACCAAATTCAAGTATCTTTCTTCTGCATGGACAAAGAATGCCGAAGAGGAACGGTTGCTCGGAGTCAGTCTTACTGGGATTCAGGATAATAAAATTACAAACGGAAAAGTAAAGGGCCTGGACGGAACTCTGGATATTCTCAAGCAGGTTGCCATTGATACAAATAAAGAATGGGCAGCAAAGCTGGGAATCCCACAGTCCACGGCAATCACGACCGTCAAGCCATCGGGAACTGTCTCGGTTCTGGTGGATTCGGCCAGCGGAATTCATTCTCGATATGCCCCGTATTACATTCGGAATGTTCGTGCCGACAAGAAAGACCCGGTGAGTCAATTCATGATTGACTTTGGGGTTCCTGTAGAAGATGATGTTATTGCACCTGACCACAATCATGTTTTTTCTTTTCCTGTTGTGGCACCAAAGGATTCTGTAGTCACGGAAGATAGGACTGCCCTAGAACAATTAGAAATTTGGTTGACATACCGAAGGCATTGGTGCGAACACAATCCTTCGGTCACAGTTTCGGTGAAAGAGCATGAATGGATTGAAGTGGGCGCATGGGTCTATGAACATTTTGATGAATTGGGTGGTATTTCTTTCCTTCCTTTTACGGACCATATATACAAGCAGGCACCATTTATACCAATTACAAAGAAGGAATACGATGAACATAACTCAAAGATGCCAGAAAGTTTGGAATGGATTGCGCTCGGTGCCTATGAACAATCCGACCAGACCACGGCATCTCAAACGCTTGCGTGTACAAGTGGAGCCTGTGAGATAATCTAATATGGCAACAAATATCTCTGATCTTGACAAAGAAGAAATTACAGAACTTAACATCGAGTGCATGGAATGTGAGATGGTATATTCTGTCTTTGTCAATCCAGAGGGATTTTTGGAACAAGCCAGACATTGCCCTTTTTGTGGAGAGTATAATGTAGAGTATGACAGGGGGGATGTTGATTGACGGTTCTTGCCGGAATAGATTACTCGATGACTTCCCCTGCTCTGTGTGTCTTTGATACGAGAGATGGGAAATATTGTTTCGAGAATGTCGGTGTCTATTTTCGGTCAAATCTGGCAAGGTTTGAATTGTTCAAAGAAGGAAATGTCAATGGAGAAAATCACAAACCTTTCAAGTGCGACATGGACCGATATGATGATATTAGCGATTGGGCTGTATCTATCTTGGATGGTGCGGGTGTCGAGAAGGTATTTTTAGAAGGATATTCATTTGGTTCAACTGGGAAGGTTTTTCACATTGCCGAGAACACGGCTATTTTGAAATATAATTTATGGGATTTAAATATAGATATTGAGATTTTGGCACCCACGACGATCAAGAAGTTTGCGACAGGTTCGGGGCGTGCATCCAAGGAAAATATGTATGAGAAATTCTGCGAAGAGAATCCTTCGGCGGGGCTGCGGGAAACTTTGACTCCCAGGTCTTCAAATGTAATAAATCCGGTAAATGATATAGTGGATGCCTATTATATTTTAAAGTATGGGATATTTAATAATGGGAAATCTGAAAAAAATGACCCGCCGGGTTGACATTGGGCGTTTGGTGCTTATAATAGGCCCCATGAGGGGGAAACTGTAGACATGGACCGCGACCTATATAATAACATAAGGAATTTAATTAAAGATATTAAAAAGCAATTAGGAAATGACAATCCCGTGGCGGACTTCGTGGCAGCGGCGGTGGTTGAGAAATTAAATAGAGATAAATTAAATATTTTTATTGAAGAAAAGGATATAGTTAAAAAATGAAGCAGCAGGTCGGAGTAATTGTTCTAGGGGAAGGGATGAACGTAGAACCTTTCAAGCAGAGGTTTCGGGATCATTATGAGGATGTAGACCCGAAGGTTCGTAAGCCAATCAAATTGGCATTTGTAGAGAACGATGGTGCAATAGAGGTATGGGAGGAGTAGTGTCATGAAGACGTTGAAAGAGTCTATTCATGATGAAGAAATAACTTGGAATCATGTGATTAATGCCAAGACCAGAGACGAACTAAATGAAGTTTCTTTGGGTCGGGTGTATCAGCATATCAAGAAGGAGAAGTTGAGTTCATGGGCAATTCTTACTTCCTATCGGGATGAGAATAAGCCATCAAAAAACAAGTCAGACTTCAAGAGACTCCAGCAGCAGATTCGCTCTGCAAATCTTGGTTTCTTCAAGTTGGTCGGGCACGGGCAGGAAGAGGATGATGATGGAAACATTCAATCCGTCAAGGAACCTTCTTTGTTTGTTCCCGGCATTAGTTATGATTTGGCAACCAAGTTGATGGATGAATACAATCAATTTGCAATTGTGTTTTCGGGGCCAGAGACGAATGATAAGATTTCTCTGGTAGAAAAGGGAGGAAAGCAGACGGATCTTGGCGGGTTCAAGCCCCAGAAGATTGCACAGTTTTATTCCAAGGTGAAAGGAAAGTCATTTGTTTTTGAATTGAAAGCCTCGACCATTAACGCGGCAAGGCTTTTGGTATTATCCGGTCGAGATATACCGGGTATAGATTACCCTATATAGTATAGAGTAATCATTTAGTATGGTGCGTGAGTAGTGTTGGCATATTTGCGTACCTTTTTGAAAGCCAACGTAATGGAGAAACACTAATATGGCATTTGCAACAAACTCTAAGACACGCAAGGTTGTGGACTATTTGGCAGAGGGACGGACCCTCACGCCAGCACAGGCAGAGGCTCGGTTCGGTATCAAGAACATGAGTGCCACCATGTCCACGATTCGGGACACGGTAGAAGCCTATGGTAACTGGGAAGTCACCAAGGATACTGCCAAGAATGGTTCCACCAAGTACGGCATCGTCCGTGCCTAGTCTTAGGTAAACCAAACTGAATTGGGAGGGGGCTTTCGAGCCTCCTCCCAATTCGTGTTTTTTGATTTGGAGAAAAATTATGTCTGATGACAATGAATTTGAACTTAAAATTGCTCCACCCGAAGAGAGAGAAGCTAAGGGAGGAAGTGAATTAATTTACAATCGTGTGTTGGATCGTCTTGATGATGAGATTAAAGATGAATTCGTTATCATCATGCAAAGGGTTCGTGACCATCATTTGGATAATGATAAAAAGAAAATTCTTTGGCTGGAAGATCTTCCTGAAGACCCTGAGTCGCAACATCTAAAAGATCCTGAATCAAGAAAGCAATATTCTAAATTTGTTTTTCCGACTAATTGGGCCATGTGGGATTTTCATCAAAAATTGGGGGTTCCTTACGAGGATTCTATTGTTATTCCGAATTGTATTGAACCAATTCCATTACACGAAAAGCCAAAGACAGACCAGAAGAAAATTATTTATTTTTCAACTCCTCATCGTGGATTGAATATTCTTGAATCTGTTGTTCGATTTATGGAAGATTCGAGAAATGATTTTGAGGTTGATGTATATTCTAGTTTTAAAATTTACGGGAGAGATGAACAGGATGAATTGCCGGAGTTTCAGGATCTTTATGGAAGACTCGATGAACTTAAAAGCGTAACTATGCATGGGTCAGTTTCCAATGACGAGATCCGAAAGGCATTGACTGAGACTCATATTCTTGCATATCCATCTAATTATAGGGAAACTTCTTGCCTTGTTGCCATCGAAGCAATGGCTGCCGGGTGTCTTGCAGTTGTTCCTAACTATGCTGCCCTGGCCGAAACCTGTAAAGATTTTTCCTATATGTATCAATGGCATCCGTCAATTCAAGAACATGCGGCGTCACATTATCATTATCTTTGTCATGCCTTGAATAATTTTTGGACGGACACAACCCAGGGAATATTGGATTTACAGACAGTTCATTATAATTATTTTTATAGCATGGATATGTGTATGAATAAGTGGAATAGTCTTTTGACGAGTCTCAGGGATTAGTGATGTGGGTGATTAAGGATGTCATTGAGAAAGAAAAACTTATTGGTGTCTATAATAAATTAATCAATGAACCTTCTTGGTATTTGTCTCGCGGAAGTAATAGAGGAGATATCACAGCCGGAACCTTTCCGGGCATGAATATATTAAATGGTGATGATGTTATTAGTTCTCATTGGTTGAATTATTTTGAATCTTTGTTACCAGATATAGATAATAAATGTAAAGACCAGTACGGATTTGGGTTGCCTGAAAATTTATTGAGAATTCATTTGGTTGCAAAGCAGGAAAATGCCAATGCAGAATTTCACATAGATATAGACAACCCGAAGGCAATGTCATTGATTGGAATGTTAAGCCCTGTCTGGGAAGATTCGTGGGGAGGGGAGTTTTATTGCAATGATGAGAAGGTTAATCATTCTCCTGGTAGTTTTATTTTGATTAAGAGTAATCAATTGCATAATGGATTAGGCCCAAGAGTAAAGACTCCATATTGGAGAATTATTGTTAATTATATTTTGATATAGGGAATTTGAAATGAGAGCAATTGTAACAGGTGGTATGGGATTTATTGGAAGTAATTTGGTTGATTGTTTGATTGATGATGGCCATTCAGTTGTCGTGTTGGACAATATGTCAACGGGTCGCGTGGAATATGGAAACAAGAGTGCCGAGTTTCATCATGTGGATGTATGCGATTCTCTTCTGGATTACATTGATTTGTTCCGGGGCGTTGATGTGGTTTATCACATGGCTGCCAAGACAAATGTTTTGGAGTCAATTGAAAATCCATTGGAATATGATGAAACAAATGTGAGAGGGCTGTTTAATGTTCTTGATGTTTCTCGGCGGTCTGGAGTAGGGAGAGTTGTGTTTAGTTCTTCTTCTGCTGTCTACGGAAACGGCGACACCTATAGGTTGTCGGAAGTTAGTTCTTACCCAAAGCCCATAAGTCCATATGGGTATGGAAAACTCATGGGAGAATTGCATTGTAAGATGTTCAATGAGGTGTATCGTCTTAATGTGATTTCTTTGAGATATTTCAATGTCTATGGAGAGCGCCAGCCGACAGACGGAACATATTGCCCGGTAATTTCTGTGTTTGCAAGGCAGCGTCTTGAGGGCCATATGATGACCATTCGAGGAACTGGCGAACAGCGTAGAGATTATGTCCATGTTGGGGATGTAGTCAATGCAAATATGCTCGCGGCAGAATATGGTAATATTGATGCCGGGGTATATAATATTGGAACAGGAATTGGAACTTCTGTGAATGATGTTGCCGATATGATTGGTGGCGAGAGAATTAATGTTGTTCCTGCAAAAGAACCCTATCGCTCTATTGCAGACAATAGTGCCGCCAAAAGAGGCTTGGGGTGGGAACCTACAGTAGACCTCAAAGATTGGATTGATGTCTATAAGGAAAAGATTGGATTGTAATGATTGATCGACTTGCAGTATTTATTCTGACATATCATAATCATAATCGAGAACAACTTGATAGGTGTCTGTGGTCTATTGAACAACAGGAGGGTATTGACTTTGAGCCTATTATCGTTGTGAACTCTACGGACGAAACCTATTTTCCGAAAGTGAAGGAATGGTTTGGGGATGATTATTCTGTCGTAGAAACCGAGAGCGATGGATACACGGGGAAGGGAACCAACTCTGTTCTTGAGTATTATCGGAACTCGTTGATTTCTGAATTCTCTCATATGTGTATTATTGATGGGGATGATTACTATTACCCAATGGCATTTGATTTGATAAATCAGATACATGAAAAGTCAAATTTTGATTTCCTGAGCGGCATGGCATTCCATCCAGATTCCTTGAGAACCACGCCACCAAACGACCAACGCCCGGAAGTATCTTACAAAGAAGGCCGCTGGGTTTGGACTTTTGGCGACCTTCGGGTTTCTGTATATCCCTATTTGTTTTGGATAAATGAAGGAAAACGAATTCCGGGGGGAGAGATAACATTATGCCTTTCTAACAAAGCCGCCGGAAATGAAACTCTGAAATGTCTTGAAGGTCCGAATCGTGTGGACGATTATTTCTTTCTTTTGAATGGAATTATTGCTCATATGAACAAAGAACTTGTTTTTGTCAGCACAGATTGTAATGACATATATATTTACGATTGTACGGGAGACAGTATTACTCAGGGGGATCATAAATTTGACTCTGAGTTGGGTTGGCCGTTCGATACTGATGGGCTTGTTTTGTCGGAATCAACAAAGGAAAAATATAAGGTTCTTGAAGGAATTACGAGACAACATTTGCCCTATGTAACAATGCCACAGGTATGGAGCATAGATCAAAAAGTTGAATATTTAAAGGAAAATGATTTGTCATGAATACGCATTTTAAAATTATCATTCCGGCATATAATGTAGAAGATTGGATTGAGAATGCATTGATAAGTGTCATGAATCAAGATTATGATGACTTTGAGTGTATTATTACCAACGATTGTTCTCAGGATAAGACTTCAGAAATAGTTCGTGATTTCATTTCTGATAACGAAGCCCAGGAATATTTTGTTCTTTATGAAAATGCAGAACGAAAATATGCGCTGTATAATATACATATGATGATTCAGGAAATGAATGCCGAGGATGAAGATGTGATTGTATGTCTTGACGGTGATGATTGGTTGAGCGGCGACAAGGTTCTCCCTCGATTGGATGAAATTTATGAAGAAGAAGATTGCTGGTTGACATACGGAAGTTATATGAGGTATCCAGATGGTTGGGATTCTTCTTTTCATGTGTCTGAATATCCTCTGGAGATTAGAGAGTCTGGAGACTTCCGAAAAGATTTACAATGGAGAGCAAGTCATCTCCGCTCGTTTAAATATAAGATTGCAAAACGATTAGAAGAATCAGATTTTCTCGATAAGGGCGGAAATTATTATCAGATGGCTTGGGATCAGGCTGTAATGTTTCCGCTGATGGAAATGGCGTGTGAAAAGGTTCATTTTGTGCCGGAAACTCTTTATGTATATAATGATGATAATCCTATTAATGTGCATAAGATAGATAGACAAAAACAAATTGAAGTGTCCGAAGAGATTCGAGCCAATCATGCCAAAAAAGAATCTTTGATTGGGGTAATATAAAATGAAAATTTTCTTTGACCATGTTGATTGGAATTCTTCTGCCGGGCCGCATTGGTTTGCCGCAAAACTGGCGGTTGCAATGTCAAAAAAGGGCCACGAGATTACACACGATAATCCAGATGTTCAATTGGCATTTGTTGAAATGACACAGCAAATGGATGGGGTTCCTTTGGTTCAGCGTCTTGATGGGATTTGGTATAACACCAAAACAAATTACAAGGCAATGAATGAACAGATTAAAAAAACATATGATGTCGCAGACGGAGTTGTTTTTCAGTCTAAGTTTGATCGAGATTTTATCATTCATCATTTTGGAGAACCTAATAGATATGAAATAATTCATAATGGTGCAGACATGAATAATATTGAAAATATTCCAGAAGCAACTGGTTTGGATGCATATGAATCTATTTGGTGTTGTGCGTCAGATTGGAACAATGGGGATGGAACGCCGAGACATAACAAACGATTGAATGAAAATCTTAGATATTTTCAGGAACATTCTGGAGAAAAGGATCTTCTTTGTGTTGCCGGAGATGTTGGAAATATAGATAATCCAGATCCACAGAAAATTGTTTTTCTTGGAAATTTGGCGGTTCATAAATTAATTTCTCTTTATAAAAAGGCAGATTGGTTTGTTCATCTTGCAGCGCAAGACCATTGCCCAAACGTTGTGGTGGATGCAAAATCCTCTGGGTGTAGAATTGTATGTTCTGGCTCTGGGGGAACTCCAGAGATTGCAGGAAAAGATGCAATTATTATTGTTGACGAAAATGAGCATGGATATGATGCATGGGACTATAATGTTCCGACTACTTTGGATTTTTCACGAAGTATGAACGGTCATTATGAAGTGGACTTGTCAATAAATTTTGTGGCAGATAGGTATTTGGAGTTTTTGGAGAAGCAAATAAAATGAGAATGTTAAAAGATTATGAAACCTATGATGATTATGTGGAGCATCAAAAAGAGAAAACTTTGGACCCGGTGAGGCGAAAGAAGTGGTTGGGGGAAGAGTGGGAATTAAAATTAAATGGATTCACCGAGATTTTTCAAAGGTGTAAAGACATATTAAAGCCGGGGATGAAGGCTCTTTGTATTGGTGCCCGCACAGGCCAAGAAGTGGTTTCAATGATAGATTTGGGGATTGATGCAATTGGAATTGATCTTGTTCCAAATGAACCTCATGTGATTTTGGGAGACATGCATAATTTAGATTTTGATGATGCGTCTTTTGATTTTGTATTTACGAATGTTTTTGACCATTCATTGCATCCAGATAAGATGGTTTCTGAGATAGAACGAGTTTTGATTCCCGGTGGATTCTTTCTTTTACAGATGCAGGTACAGCAGGAAATTGACGCCTATGCAGAGAATGAAATAGATTCGGTTGATGGTGATATTATACCTTTATTTAAAGGTTCAGATGTATTTGTCAATACAGGAATGCCGAGAAATTTTGCCGGAATGAATTGGGAGATTTTGGTAAAGAAGAGGAAACAAGAAGATGCAGAGAAGTGAATTGATATGCGATATTGATGAGCTAGAGGTTCCTGAAGAATATCAGAGAATATGGAATGATATTAATCTTCCTATTCAGGAAGAGAAAGGCCGAACTCATGATTTGTCACAAGATGAATTAGCCAAGTGTCTGTCGGAACTATCACGCAGAGGATATTATTTGGTGTCCATTGCAGAGCAGTTTGGTGCAAAGAACATTGCAGAGGTAGGCACCGCCCAGGGCTGGCAATTTTATACGTTTGCTCACTATGCAGCCAAGGTTGATGGATTTGTCTGGAGTTGTGATATTCGTGATGTACGAGATAAGGATTATGCTCAAAAATATTCAGACGTAACAGATTTTGTTTCTGGAACGAGTGAACAGATGGCAGAGACAATTAAGTTTTCTGGCGAAAAAATTGATATGTTTTATATCGACGGCTGGCATGAACGTGGCTGGGTATTGCAGGATGTGGAACGACTAAAGGAATTTCAGTCCGATGATCCTATTTGGATTTTTGATGACTATGATGAACGGTTTGGGTGTTCTTTTGATATAGATGAAATCTGTGAACAGATACCCGACCATTATATATATCGGGTAGGAAATGCAGCCAGTGGCCAACCCAATCATCAGGTTGCCGTGTTTGGGAGGATTGAATGAATATTCTGTTTTATTCTAGTCATGATGATATTTCTGCGGGGTCGTATAGAATTTGGGTTCGGGATTTGAATGATTATTTTAATGATGTTGGAGTTTCTTCTAAAGTTGCAATTCGCGACCTTCCCGATCTTACTAATTTTGATGTTGTTATTTTTGGAAAGTCTGATTATGTGTTGGCATCAAAAATTAAAAAGTCTTATTCAAATAAAAAGATTGGTGTTATTAATCATCGCGCTGATGTCAATATTGATGTTGATTTTATAATTGTTGGTTCTATTGAAGAACAGGCAAGTCTTTCGTATTATGATAATGTGTTTTTGTTTCCTTTGATTGAGAAAATGTATATTGATTCTTCTTTATATAAGAATCATCAACAGGCAGACACGTTAAGAATAGGGTTTCATGGCCATCCGCCACATATTTCTAAATTTGTACTGGGAATGAATGCAGCCATTGAAGAGTTATCAAAACAAATTTCTGTAGAATTTTTAGTTGCCTCGTCTGGCCCGATTAATAATACATTTCTTCCAAATGCAAATGTTATTGGAACACAATGGAATTTTGATACAATTGCAGATTCCTTATTGTCTTGTGATATTGGCGTAGTTCCGAACGCAGTAATTAGCGGGGTAGATTCAGAGGCACCAAATCAGGGATTATTTGATACGGACTATAGTATGAGGTTTAAAAATAAATCAAACGCCGGCCGTGCATTTGTATTTCATCAGTTAGGGATTCCTGTGGTTGCTGACATTACTCCAAGCCATTTTCATGTTATGGGAAATCCAGATTGTGGTTTTTTGGTTGCCGACAAGGCTGGGTGGTACAAGGCACTTTTGAAGTTGACTAACTATAGGACGAGGCAGGAAATTGCTGATAATGCAAAGAAAGAATTTGATAGATTATATGACCCTCACGATTGGGCTCGAAAACTTTATAGGGAAATAGAGGAGATATAAAATGAGTCAAGGAGTTTTATATATTGCGTTTGGTGATAATTTTTTAAAGGAACTTACGTTATCTGCCGAGTCGGTTAAGCGATTTTGTCCTGATTTGCATATTACAGTATTTTCAGATAAGCCTGTTGACTCTGAATTTATTGATGAGTGTAGAATAATTGAAGTAAATCATCTAAGACCTAAGATTGATTATATAATGCACGCCCCGTATGAGAGAACTTTGTTTTTGGATACGGATACGATTATTGATTATGACATCGGTGATATGTTTGATATTCTTGATAATTTTGATATTGCCCTGGCTCATGATTTGGCCAGAAAGCGAAAGAAGTATTCTGACACGATACCCGAATATGGTGAAATTCCTTATTCATTTTCGGAGTTGAATACGGGCGTCATTGCATTTAAGAAGAATGAGAAGACGGACCTCCTTTGGGAGCGTTGGCGTGAAAATTTCTATAAGTGGTATGATATTGTGCCTTGGGATCAGCCGTCATTTCGGGTTTCTTTGTGGCAGACCACATTAGAAGATGATTTAAAGTTGTATGTATTTCCAGTTGAATACAATATCCGAAGTAAAGCCAATCGAGAGAAGAACCGGCTAATGCATGATGAGTTTGGAGATGAACATTTGACCCCCCGCATTTATCATATGCACGCAGACCCGAGAATTAATCAAGGAACGTATGAGGTTGAAAGTGTGGAACAGGCATTGGAATTTTGTAAGAAAAATTTTGTGGAGTATTGATGTGAATATTTTTGATGAATTGATACATAATAAGACAGTTGCTCTTGTGGGCCCTGCTGCGTATATGGTTGGTTCTGGTTATGGTAATGAAATAGATTCTCATGATGTTGTGGTTCGTCTTAATCGGGGAATTGAATGTGTTGAAGAACATTCAGAGGATGTTGGTTTTTTGACTGATGTTTTATATTCGTGTTTAATAGAAAAACCAGCCAACGCTGGAAAAGTAGATCCAGAATATCTTTTTGATTGTGGAGTGCAGTATGTTGTTACTCCCCCGAACTCCGATTTTCAAGGAGTAGCCCGTGTTACTGATTTTCATGAGTTAGTTAATCTAAAGATGGTTGATAAAATTCTTGAAAATATTCCAATGAGAATTATTGACCATATGTTTCATACAAAATTAGCAAAGGATGTTAGCTGTAAACCTAATACTGGGTTTCTTGCTATATATGATTTGTTAAGATTTAATCCGTCGCGTCTTTCTGTTTATGGTTTTAGTTTTTATTTGGATGGTTTTATTTCTGGAATAAAGTCGGGCGTAGAAGAGGAACAAAATTTAACAGAAGAACAATTTGCAAACCAATGTTTTAATTCAAAGAGACATGTGCAGAAGAATATGTGGGAATATGCCAAAAAAACTCTTATAGATACTCCTGTAGTTTCTTTAGATCCTGTTTTATCTTTTATTTTGAATATGGAAACATTTGACAAAGGTGAGTTTTTAAAATATGAAAATATTCATTCCAATAAAAGAGAATTCTCAGAGAGTTCCAAAAAAGAATTTCAGAACTCTTAATGGAGTTCCTCTTTACAAACACACGCTATACAAACTCAAAGAATTTGATGTTTATGTTGATACCGATAGTGAATCTCTTGAACAAGAGATCCGTGAAGATGTCAAATGTAAACATGTAATTCCTTATCAGAGGTCTTTATCGTTAATCGGAGATGATGTATCTGTTTGTGATTTGATTGATGATTTTGTTTTTCGCTATGGGTCTGAAGAAAATAATATTTGTCAGCTACATGTTACAAGCCCATTTTTGGATGTCAAAATTTTAAAGAATGCCATGGCCATGCTCGACCGGGGATATGATTCTGTGGTGTCTTGTAATCAAGTTCAATCAAGATTTTGGAGAAAAGAGTCATATGGATATTGCCCGGTAAATCATAACCCGGTTAAACTAGAGCAGACTCAGGACTTGCCTATTTTTTATGAGGAGAATTCTGTCTTCTATATAATTAATGTTGATTTGTTTCGTAAGACAAAAATGAGAATTGGTATGAATCCCTATTTTTATCCATTAAGTTTTCCGATTAATCTGGACATTGACACAGAGGATGATTGGGAATTGGTAACAAAGGTAATAAAAAAATGAGATTATTATGGCAACAGATTCCATCTACAATTATTTCTGAGATTTTTTCTTCTGTTGATAATTTTGATGGTGTAGTAATAGACACCGAGCATAGTCCTTTTAATGTGGAAACATTATTTTCTTGCATTCAGGTGGTCAAGTTATCTGGAAAGAAATGTTTTGTTCGATTGTCATATTTGGATAAAACATTGACCAAGATTTGTTTGGATGCCGGATGTGATGGGTTGATTTTTTCTACGGTTGAAACTGCATCTCAAGCAAAGGATATAATTTCTTATTGTAGGTATCCGGGTAAAAATTATTTTATTGAGGGAGGCTCTTGCGTAAGCCATTCTCCCCCACATGGAAGACGCGGCCAGGGACTGGTGCGAGAAAATGGTTGGGGCGTGCAGCCATTGGGAGAACATAGACCAATATTGATAGGTCAAATTGAAACCGAGGTGGGGGTTAATAAAATTGAAGAGATTGTCCAAACAAATGCATTCGATATGTTTTTGATTGGGCCATATGACCTAAGTGCAAGCCTTGGTTGTGTTGGAGACTTTGAGGATTATAGATATAAAGAAGCCATAGATAAAATAAAAGAGAGTGTTTCAGAAAGCTCTTTGGGTATTCATATTCCTAGAAATGTAGAATCTAGTATTGGTAATTATTCTAATTTTGGCTTTGTTGCCCTTGGTATGGATACCACGTTTTTACTGGAGAGAATAGAGGAGATTGGCAATGGATAAATTTAAAGAAGAGATTATGAAAAATGCGCCGTCACCATTTCTTGAGATCGAAAATATCGAAAAGAAATTTTATCAATTGGTGATTAGTGATGAATGGAATGAATTGCAAGCCAAATTTAATGATTGCCATGATATTTATGTTCTTGGTCATGGTGGAAATTTAGCTATTGCGGACCATGCAGCAATTGATATTTCAAGACTTAGTAATGGGACAAAAAATGCAATATGTCCCGCCAGCGGTGTTGTAGTTACTTCATATATTAATGATACCAATTGGGATCAATGGATGGTACAATGGTTGAGAAATGTAACTTCCGGGAAAACTATGGAACAAAAACGAAAATCATTGATTTTGGGATATTCTTCATCTGGAACATCTAGGGATTTGATTAAGGCATTTCAATGGGGATATTCTAATGAATTGCAATTAGGAACAATTACATCATTTCCTTTTACAGAAAGAATACCAACTTTGACAGAGGTTGCTATGGGATGTAATTTTTATCATACTGCCGAGGTACTATCATTATTTCTTCAATATCAGTTGACGCATGGTTCGGGCAAAGCGTGCCCGCCAATTGGAGGCAATCGTCCAGAGGATATTGCTCATTATGATTCTGATATAGTTCCTGAAATTAGAGAGCATAGTTTTTCAGATGAGACAAAAAATATTGCATTGGATTTTGATGGAGTAATTCATAAAAACTCAAAGGGATATTATGATGGAACAATATATGATACTCCTGTGGATGGTGCCAAAGAAGCATTAAAGAAATTGTCGAAGACTTATGATGTTGTTATTTTTACTGTTAAGGCCAAGCCAGACAGGGGGCTGGTTAACGGTAAGACGGGCACCCAATTGGTTTGGGAGTGGCTCAAGAAATATGATATGGATAGGTATGTGACAAAAGTTACTTCAGAAAAGCCTCGGGCTGTCGCATACATTGACGATAAATCAATTCATTTTGATAATTGGAAAATGTGTTTAGATAATTTAGGGAGTATTGAAAATGAAAGATCCGTTACATAATAGAAAGATTGTAGAGCGAGATTATTTATTTGATATTGATGAAGTGTGGGTGTCTTCGTCTCCTATAAAAATTTTGTGCGCTCATTTTTCACCATTTAAAAATGAACTTGAGGCGACAGATTATCCATTGTTTTTGACTAAGATGTTTCCTAATGGCACTATTCATGCAACATACGACAAGGGAGGCAGCAACTTTCTTTCTTTTGAACTTAATGGGAACGAAGTGTCTGTTTTGGACGATATTGATTCTTCGTATGATATTATTATCGGCCGATCTTCTGTATTTAATAATATGGCAGCCAGGCATAATCATAAAAGAGCATTAGACAATTCTGGGTTTAAGGTCAATATTAAGCCGATGGGCTTGGGCGGAAATAAAAAATATTGTGATTTTTGGTTTGATGATGGTTTTTTATTTTGCCCACCATCGCCACTTTATAGAAAAAAAGTAAAAGAAATTATTGAAGATGATAATTTTAAAAAGAAGGATTTTGTTTTATTTTCTGGAAAGATTGGAAGAGAAAAGAATCAGCTAGATTTTGTTGAAAAAGTTGATCCCGTTCTTTGTGATAATTTGACTTTTGTTTTTGTTGGCAATGATACCGCTGACCCGGATTATGTTCAGACTTTAGCTAAATTGTGTGAACAAAAAAATATTTCTTATTCTATAATGGGCGTGGTTGATTTTATAAATCAAATGCCATACTACACAGCGCATAGTAAATTACATGTTATAAATTGTGACCCAAGGCCATTTGGCCAGCCATATGATCCCATTCCAAGAGTTCTTGGTGAATGTGCAATATCGGATACCCACACTATTTGTTCAAAAACTACACTTTTTAATGATGATGTGTCAAAGTATGTTACTTCATATAACCACGAATCTTCTAATAGTTTAAATGATGTATTTGCCAAGTCTTTAGATATTGATACATTGGGCTATCATTATGACTTAATTACTATGGAAGAGAAGTGTTGTGATATGACTTGGAGAATTTTGAAGGAGGCTGGGAGTTTGTCATGAAAAAAGCACTTTTGATTAGCCCGCACCCAGATGATGCTTTTATTGGATGCTCTGGTTTTGTTGTTAAAAATGAGCATAACTTTGACATTGATGTGTGTTGTTTTGCTACAAAAAATATAAATCCGTCTGAAGAGACTCGCAAATATGAAGAGCTTTCTTCTTGGAAAATTATTAACAAAAAAGTTAATGTTTCTTTTTTTGATGGTGATGATACGAAATTATTTAGGAATCAAAATAAAATCATAAGTCATATTGAGAATCTAGTCACCCAAAATGAGTATGACTATGTGTTTACTCCATACCCAGAAGATACCCATCAGGATCATAGAACTGTTTCTGAAGCAACATTGTCGGCATGTAGGTATCAGAATAAGATATTATTTTATGAGACACCTTCGACTACCGCGTTTCATCCCAATCTTTTTGTTCAGTTGAGTGGTGATGAAGCAAACCAAAAGATGTTGGGTTCCTGTGAGTATGAGTCTCAGATTCTTGGTTCTGAGAAATATCAAATTACATTAGAAGAATACATTCAGGCTAAACTTTTGAGTAATGGTGCAATGAGTCGTGTTTGTAAATATGCAGAAGGCTTTGTTCTTTATAAGGAAGTAATATGAGAGTTGCGATACATCAGCCGGAACATTTTCCATATATGGGGTTTTTTCAAAAGATGGAAGCGTGTGATTTATTTGTTATTCTTGACGACGTAAAATTCAAAAAGAATAATTTTCAAAATAGGAACAAATTTTTAAATACATCGGGAGATGAAGAGTGGTTTACTGTTCCGATAGAAAAATCTGCACCATCAAAATTAATTAAGGATGTTGCGGTAAGTAATGTTCCAAATTGGAGAAAAAAAATTTCAAACAAAATTGTACAGAATATGAAGATTGATGTTTCTTTTGTCTATGAGTCTGAGAGTCTTATAGATATAAACATGAAAAGTATAGAATGGTGTATGAATAAGTTAAAGATAGAAAAGCCCATAGTGTTTGCAAGCGAATTGGCTGCCGCTGGCTCCAAGTCTGAATTGTTGGCAAATATAATAAGAACTGTTGGTGGTACAGAATATATTAGTGGGCCTAGTGGAAAAGATTATTTGGATATGAAATGGTTTGACGGGATTGACGTTAGTTATTTTAGTCCTGTAGTTGATAATTATTATTCTGCATTGTATAATATTATGTTAGAGAAATTGAAATGAAAAAAATTATCTATGTATATAGAAGGCATACTGGTGGAACATATATTATGTTGTACCAATCTTTTATAGTTCTTCGTTCATTGGGAATTCCTTCATCTGTTCTTCATGTGTCAGAAGGGTTGGAGAATATTAAAGATTCTGTTTTAATATTTTTAAAACATAAAGCAGAACAATCTCTTATTGATAAATTAAAGAATAATAATAACATAGTTATATTGATTCCGGGCGACGGAAATGTTTTTGAGATGACTTCGTATTTCAGGAATATTTGCGATGTGGATGGCGTTGTTGTTGCTAGTGATATATATAAAGCTAAATTAGAATCTTTAAGTAATACCTTTAGAATTGCGGTCATACCACATAACTATGATTATTTTTTAAATTCTGATATGTTTAAAGAAGAACGAGATAAAGAGTTTAGATTGTTTTTTGGAGGCGGGGTTTCAAGCGCAGGGCCAACTCAAGGAGATTTGGGTTTGAGGCAGTATCCTAATTTTTATGAAGATTATTTTATGCCATTGCACTACGCACTAAAAGATAATTCAATTAATAATTCTGATGTTACTTTTGATGATAGACACAAGATTGTTTTAGATGCCGAGTTCAATCAAGATGTTTTGTCTCATATAATGTCGGATGCAAACCCATCAAAATATAATTGTCATTATGCTGTTCGCTGCCCAAAAATCGCAGATACGTCGCATTATTGGATTGCAAAGTCTGCAACAAAGGTAGTTACTGCTGCCGGGTCAGAAGCTAATATCATAACTTCATTAGACCCTCCGGTTAGAGTTTTAATTGACGAAAGTTATCCGTATTCAATAGACACGGAAACTGATGAGTTTTTGTCTGATCCAGATCTGGTATGTATGGATATGATTGAGTATGCTAAAACTACATATAAAACTAGGATTTGGTATGATGCTTTAGATGTGATGCGAGAAATTAAAAAGAAAGTATCAACCCAAAGCGTTACTAAAAAATATTTGTCTTTTGTTGAGGAGTTGCTTTGAAATTTATAAATCCAAATATAGCTTCTAGTTATAGACAGAAAGAAATGGGTCGGTTTTTATACGATGCTGTTATAGAATCTAATGCGAAAACGATTATAGATATAGGAATATTAAACGGATATTCTACCGTTTGCTTGGCATTAGCTGCAAAAGAGACATCCGGCGTTGTTTATGCTTATGATCTTTTTGATGACTATAATTATACGAATTCTAACTATGATGTGGTTGTATCTAATCTTAAAAACTATTCTGTTTTAGACTACGTTAAGTTGGAAAAGAAGTCTTTTGATAATTGGATTGAGGATGATCCAGTTTTTGATGTGTTGCATGTTGATATTTCCAACACAGGAGAAATTGTAGAAAAATTATATGCAAACTTTAAGAATGTCCTTGACTCGGGTAGCCGAATTTTTTTTGAAGGGGGGTCTAAGAAAAGAGATTTTCAAGATTGGATGGTTGAATATAATATGAAAAAAATTAATGATATAAGTGTGCCGTTCAAGGTTCTTGCTGAAGATTTTTATTATGACAAAATGCTCGGCCGATATTTTTCGCCATGTATTTCTGAGTTGGGAGGTTAGTATGTCGAAAGTTTCATTTTTGGATTTAGGAAGACAGCCAATTGCAAATGGATTTTTAACAGAAGAACAGTTTGATGCTGAATTTTTTTATAACCTTTCGGTTGGGTTTGATGAAGAAACTTGTCTTGTTACACAAATGAATTATGTTAAGCCAGAGATGATGTTTAATGATACATATGCATATCGTGGGTCAATGTCAAAAACAATGGTAAATCATTTTGCAAAATTTAGTGAAGGTATAAAAAACTCTTTGGATTGGGAACCATCTGTACCAGCCCGACCGCCCAAGGTTTTGGAGATTGGTTCTAATGATGGAGTATTTCTTAAAAATTGGGATAAGGATACTACTTTTGCCGTAGAGCCTTGTTCTAATTTTGCAGAAGAGACAAATGCAATGGGATACAGAACCTATTCTGAATTTTGGGATAGAAATCTTGCAGAAAAAATTAGTATTGAAAATGGATATATGGATTTAATTTTTGCTGCCAATTGTATCTGTCATATACCAGACCTTGACGAAACCTTTTCCGCAGTTGCCTCGTTATTGAAACCGCATGGGATGTTTGTATTTGAAGATCCGTCGTTGGCCAGTATGATTAATAATAATTCCTATGACCAGATTTATGATGAGCATTCTCATGTTTTTTCTGTGATGGCATTGTCTAAAATTCTGAAAAGAAATGGTCTTGAGATTGTTCGAGCCGATTCATTGAGCGTTCATGGCGGATCAAATAGAATCTGGGCACAGAAGATTGGTCATAATACACGACCAGACATTGATCGACACCTTGATTATGAGCGGGTGATTGGCTTGGATAATATTGAGTGCTTTAACCGATTTGCCGAAAGGGTTGCTCAGTCTAAGGAAGATTTGAGGAATATGCTGACTCGATGTGCGGACCAAAATAAAAAAGTAATCAGTTATGGCGCAACGTCCAAGTCAACTACAGTTTTTAATTATTGTGATACTGGAACCGATCTAATATCATGCATTACAGACACTACTCCAGAAAAGCAACATAAGTATTCGCCGGGTATGCATATTCCAGTTATACCTCAAGAAGATTCTGATGTGTTTGATTATGCGTTTTTGGGTGCATGGAATTTTGCTGAAGAGATTAAGAAGAAGGAACTTTATTTTGGTGGTAGGTTTATTACTCATGTTCCTTCTGTGAGGATTGTTGAATGATGAATTATAAATTTGATGATGTTTCATGTTATGAGGATGATCGGGCTCAAAGAATTTTTGATGTGTTTGAAAAAACGCCGGGTCAGATCAATGTGTCTTATGTCAATTCAACAAAGCATGTCGTTGCTTGGCATAAACATAATGTCCAAACAGATTATTGGTGTTGCCTTAAAGGGTCTTTTAAGGTTGGATTGGCTTCGCCTAAAACTGGAATTCCACAAGAAGCTGGAGATTTTTATGATATTTCATTTGAGTATTTGTCTGATAAAAACTTTAGAGTTCTTGAGATTCCGCCGGGAATATATCATGGATATAAAGCATTAGAACCTAATTCTATTTTGATGTATTATTTAACTGAAAAATATAACCCAGAAGATGAGATTAGAACGCCTGTTGGATTTTTTGGTGAAACTTGGGAAACAGAAAATAAATGATGAGAACTATTGATGACGTTAAGGTGATGTATTTTGATGCATTTACAGATAGTGGCGATGTTGGGTGGGGAACTTTGGTTCCTTTAGAGTTTTCAAAACATCTTCCATTTGAACCAAAGAGGCTTTTTTATGTTTATGCTGTATACACTAAGAATAAAAGAGGAGAACATGCACATTACACGACGGAGCAAATTTTAATATGCCTTCGCGGCCGTTGTGGTGTTATATGTAGGGATGGCGAAAGATCAAAAAGTGTTTTGTTAGATTCTCCTAGTGTTGGAGTATATATTCCAGAAATGATTTGGGATGAGCAGGTGTATATGTCAGAAGATACTGTTTTGTTGATACTTTCAAGCACCGAATATAACAAACTTGATTATATAGAAGATTGGAGTTTATATTTAAAGGAGCAGAAGAATTTAGTATGACTACTATAATAGATATTCCGTTTCCACATATTTCTATAGATAATTTTATTCCCTCAGAGGCTTTGGTCAGAGCAGCCGCAACAAGTTTTGATGTTGTTTCCGATGAAGATTGGGTGAAATATGGGAAAGGGGATAATCAGATTCAATACTGTTCAAAAAATCGCCAACTTACAACTCCGCCCGCGCTGCTTGTTTTGGATTACATTGCTTCTCATTTTGACCCTAATGTGATATTCGAGGGATTTACAGATAAGACATTTCCAGACACATCTTATTATGGGGGAGGTATGATGGTAACTCCTATTGGGGGATATTTGGGTATGCATGTTGATGCCAAGGTTCATGGGTTACATCCCAAATGGGTGAGGGAATATAGTGCCGTTTTGTGTATTTCTGAAGACTATAATTCTTCTTTTGATTTATTACTTCATGATGGAGAACGAAGCCACACAAAAGTTCCATATAAGTTTAATCGACTGAATGTGTTTAAATGTTCTGAGAATTCTTGGCATGGATTTCCTGACCCCACTAAACACTCTGAAAGAAAAACATTAGGCGTGATGTATTGGTCAGCAAAGACTCAAGATGTTGGGGATGCGTTCCGGGCAAAGTTTAATAATGATTTGGAGTTCTAATGAGAAAAATTATTATTTCTGGTGGAGATGGCTCTTTTGCTAAGGCCCTTATAGATAATAATAAAGACTATGAGTTGTATCCTCTCAGTAGAAATGAGATGAATGTTACGAATATGAATGATATTGTGGATAATATACAGAGAATATCTCCTGACATTTTTATTCATGCGGCTGCACTTACTCGTCCAATGAAAACTCATAACGAGTTTCCCGAGTTAAGCATTCGTTCTAATATCATAGGGACTGGAAATGTTACTTTGGCTTGTATGGAGATGGGGATAAAGTTGATTTATATATCAACGGACTATGTGTATCCCGGCAATGCTGGTAATTATAAAGAATCAGATTCTTTATTTCCTGTTAATAATTATGCTTGGTCAAAGCTGGGCGGTGAATGCGCTGTTCGCATGTATCCAAATTCTTTGATATTGAGGATGGGAATGTGTGAAACTCCATATCCACATGAAGGTGCTATTGTTAATGCAAAAAAAAGTATGATAACAAGTCAAGATTCTGCAAAACTTGTGTTTCGACTTTTAGACCAAATAGGAATTATTAATGTGGGCGGTGAGTCTATTTGTATCTATGATTTTGTCAAAAAATTAAATCCAAAAATCAAGAAGATATACCTAGAAAATATTGATGGAGTTGATATGGCAAAGGACTGTTCCATGAATTGTGATAAATTGAAGGATTGTTTAAATGATACCCCTTTTTAATATTAATAATTATGTTGTGGATACATCAAAGTTTGGCCATTCTTTGCATGGGTCTGTAGTTCAGGAACTCGAAGAAGCCATTGCTGATTATGTTGGTGCTAAATATGCGTGTTCGGTTTCTAGTGCGACAAGTGCAATTTTTTTGGCTTTTCTAAACAAAAGCCTTACGGTTTCGGTTCCAAGTATGATCCCTCCGGTTGTGTTAAATGCTCTAATAAATTCCGGCAATCAGATTAAATTTATTGATAATACGGAGTGGGTTGGTCATTCGTATGTTCTTCATGATTTTGGAAATTATAAGATTATAGATTCCGCACAAAAAATAGTAAGAGGCCAATTTGATAAAGAGGCAAATCCAAATGATTTGATGTTTTTTAGTTTCTATCCAACAAAACCTGTCGGGGGTTTGGACGGTTGCGTGATAGTTTCGGATGATTTTGATAAAATTCAATGGTTCAAAGAAGCAACCATGAATGGAATGAGTACAGAAACGAATAGTTGGGAAAGGGGTATAAAGTTTCCTGGGTGGAAGATGTATATGAATTCATTTCAAGCACATGTTGCCTTGCAGAATTTTTATAAATTAGAGGAAAAAAAGAAAAGACTTAAAGAGGTCCGAGAGTATTATAATGAGGCATTTGGATTAACTAATACTAGCGAACATCTATATCGAATTGATGTTGACGACAGAGAATTAGTCATGTCTAATTTAAATGATTCTGGCGTATCATGTGGGATTCATTATTCTTCTATGCATTTACACCCTATATATAAATTAGATTCTGTTAAATTGGTTGGGACAGAACAAAAAGAAAAAACAACTCTTAGTATACCGTATAATGAAAAGTTGAGTGATGATGATTTGAATTGGGTGGCGGGGTGTTTGAGATGAAAAAAGTTTTGATTTTTGGCGGAACGGGTTCTTTGGGAATTTCTTTGATTCGTAGGTTGTTGCCCGATAATTCGATTTACATATATTCACGGGATGAGGCAAAGCATTGGACTTTAAAGAATCGGTATAAGGATTCTAAAAATTTGAATTTTTTTGTTGGGGATATTCGCGATTCGCAAAGGGTTTCTGACGTTATATCTAAAGTAGATGCAAATATTATAATTATCGCGGCTGCATTAAAACAAGTAGATACCTGTGAAATTTCTCCTGAAGAGAGTATTAAGACTAATATTTTGGGCCCATCTATTGTAGTTAATTCTGTTATAGCAAATAAAACTAATTTATCATGTGATACCATTCTTTTTGTTAGCACAGATAAGGCGTGTGAACCCGTTAATGTTTATGGGATGTCAAAGGCAATATCAGAGAGAATTGTTACGAGCAATGAGATGTTTCATTCCGATATTAGATTTTTAGGAGTTAGATATGGAAATGTTCTTGAGTCGAGGGGAAGTATTATTCCATTATTTAAATATCAATCATTGAATTCAGAATTTTTGACAGTCACTCATAAAGATATGACTCGATTTGTGATGACCTTAGACCAAAGTGTAGATTTAATTTTGAATACCATTGAACATGGGTCTTCTGGTGAAATTTGGATTCCGAAATTGTCTTCTATGAACATATTGGATTTGGCAAATATTTTTGCAAAGAAGTATGATAAGAAAATTAAAATGATACCAATTAGGCCCGGTGAGAAAATTGCAGAAAAATTAATTGGGTTGTCTGAGTCTTTAAGAGCAAGAGAAGATTTCGGGCATTATATACTTTCCCCTGCTCATTATATGATTGATTCGGAAAGTTCTAACTTTGAATATACTAGCGCCGATGACGTTTTATCTAGTGTGGCATTAGAACAATACTTAGATAATGATTTAAATATTATAGAGCAGCCTATGGAAAGTTTTATAGGAAAGAATATTGAGGAGATTAGAATATGAATTATCCGTTGTTTAAAGTGTATGTTGATGAAATGAAGATTCTAAATGATTTGTCTCCTATTTTAGCTTCGGGTTTTTTGAACGAGGGAGTTTGTGTAGCAGAATTTAAAAATTCTCTGAGTGATTATTTTGTTCAAGAAAACGTTATTCCTTTGAATAGTTGTACTTCTGCATTAACTCTTGCCCTAAAACTCTCTGGGGTTAATTCAGATAGTGAAGTGATAACTACATCTATGACTTGTGTTGCGTCAAATACTCCTATTCATAGTTTGGGAGCAAAAATAGTTTGGGCCGACATAGATCATAAAACTGGAAATATTTCTGTAGGTGATGTTAAAAATAAAATAACAAACAAAACAAAGGCTGTGTTGTGTGTTGATTGGGCAGGCTTGCCGTGTGATTTAGTTGAATTACATTCCTTGTGTAAGCAACATGGTATTAAATTAATACAAGATGCTGCCCATGCGTTTGGTGCAACTTATAAAGGACAATCTATTTCTCATTTTTCTGATTTTACTTGTTATAGCTTTCAGGCAATAAAGCATTTAACATGTGGCGACGGGGGCGCTCTGGTCTGTTTGAATGATGATGATTTTGATAGAGCTAAACGATTAAAGTGGTTTGGTATTGACCGTGAAGCATCAAAGAATGAGAATGGAGAGTGGAAAGGCCAGAGATGGGATACTGATATTACGGAAGCCGGTTATAAATTTCATATGAATAATATATCTGCTTCTATTGGACTCTCTAATATGTTTGGATGTATTTCTAATTTAGAAATTCATAGAAAAAATGCACAAAAATATTCTAATTATTTTTCTGATTTAGATTTTATTTGTGGGTTGGATTATCCAGAAGATTCTAATCCATCATTCTGGGTATATACTGCTATTTTACATAAGGATATAGATCGGGATTCTTTAGTGGAAACTTTAAATAGTTTAGGAATTGATGCAGGATTGGTGCATACTCCAAATCATTATTACTCATGTTTTGATGACAGTTTATGTAAATTGCCAGAAACAGATTATTTTCATAACCATCAAATATCTTTGCCGTGCGGATGGTGGATGAATGAGAATGATGTTGGAAATATTGTAGATACACTTGTGGGTTCTTTATGAAAAAAACGTGTGGTATATTATTAAATAATAGAGATTATTTTATTCCCTATGTTAATTGGTTGCAGGAGGCACAAAAGTTTTTAGATTTTGATATTTCTGGAATTCATGCAAAAAATTCTGATTGGACTTTTGGTGAAAAGTTAATGTCTTTTGATGAGCTTATAGGGGTATCTGATGTTGTTATTTCTTTGGGTTATTGGAAGATAATAAAACAAGAAGATATAAATAAAGTTCCTTACGGGATAGTTAACTTTCATCATTCTTATAGATTGAAATTTAGAGGAAGACATACTGCAACATGGGCTTTACGGCATGGAGAAAGTGTGCATGGAAGTACAATGCACTTTATTGATAGCAGTTTAGATTCAGGTAGAATAATAGATACTGATTTTTTTGAAATTTCTGATGGTGATGATGCTGAATCGGTTTTTTTAAAATCCAATTCAATTGGTTTAAGCCTTCTAAAAAGAAATTTTAAAAATGTTATTAGTGGAAATATTGTTGATTATAAAAAACATAGTGATGAATATTATGTGTATAAACAGAAAGATTTATCTCATCAAATAGATAGTTCATTTATTACTAATGAATCAGAATTTATTCGTCAGATTAAATCTTTAACATTTTCTGACCATCCATTGCCTTATGTTGTTGTTGATGGTAAAACGGTTTTTTTAAAAATTGAAAGGGAAGGAAAATGAATTGTAAGGTTATTCCTACATATTGTGGTTGGCGGAAGGCTTTTGGTGGGACAGAAGATATAGATTTTTTTATTTCTAATCTTGAAAATAAAACATTTTTATACGAACTGTCTGTTGATAAGGGAGTTCCTTGTGATACTATTATTGTAAACAATTCTCCAGAAAATGAATATTTTAGTGAGTTTATTAATTCATATCATAACACCAAAACACCTAACGGATTGATGAAGATTATAGATGGAGATAATATAGGAATTTCGTTTGGTGGATATAATTTTGCTTTTAAAAATTTTAAAGAGGATTATCAAGATTATTGGATGTTTCAAGAAGACGATTTTGTCTATATTAGAGATGGATACTATAAAGATGCTGTTTGTGTATTAGAACAAGATTTAAATGTTGGGTATGTTTGTATGTTTGGCCCCGTAGGTCCGCAACCTGCTGGTTGGCTTTCCCCAAACGACCCCGGCGACACCAGTCAGAAATATCCCGCTCATTGTAATGGCGGCTTTGGTATTTCTCGTTATAGTGATTTAATTAAGATATATAACCACTTTGGATCTCTTCCTCATTATAAAAGCATTGGAATGAAGGATCGCAGAGAACGAGGCAAGCATATTTTGCAAGGCGAAATTCCATTTACAAATGTATTTACTACCTTTTTAAATAAGACGTTAGTTTCTATAGATAATTCTGGTCATCCTGATGGGTATCCCGATGATGAAACTAGGATGTATATAAAATGGTAAAGTGGTTGTAATTTATATTTAAAATATAAACACCAGTTTTTAATAAAATAATGAATTTAAATAAAATTATATTTAAAAAGAAAATCCTATTTATTTTTGCCGGACACTTGACTTGCCCCGTTTGGCGATTATAATAGGCCCAGGATGAGAGAATTGTCTCTCGACCACCTCAGATAAAGGATACACAGAAATGGCAGCAAGAAGGGCACGGTCTGCGGCACCCACTTCGGACATGGGATTTGAACCCGATGACTGGAGCGATCAGGCAGACCTTGAAGAAACGGAACTTCGGAACCGAATCGGATTTGCATTTAATTGGTATAATTACAATTATAATCAAAAGGAAATTAAAAAGAATTATATTACATATCTGAAGTCAAATAAGTCATATGACAAAACGCAGGTGGCAGCAGTCAATGCCGTCGAACCTTTTGAAATCGGCAATGTCTATTCCTATCTGGCACGCATGGCATCCAATGGATATGTGATGTCGGAAAACGAGCAGAAAAAGTTTGACACCCGGCTGGAATCTCTGGTCGAAAAGGGAAACGCCATTCTTGCCGTAAAGAAGGAAAAGGCAGACACCAAGGCAAAGGCACCCGTCATCAGCATCCAGCAAAGGGTCCGCAATGCAACCGCCGAAATCCTCGGAGAGATTGATGGGGAAATTGACGGTTATATTGAAGACGGGTTTCCGAAACTCTCGGAGTCATTCGACCTCTATACGTTCCTTCAGAAGAATGAAGTAAAGGGAGCGCACACTCGTTTTGTCATTGCACACCTTGAGGAGCAGCTTGCCGAATTGAAAGAGTTGGCCGAGGGAACCGACGAGCAATTGGTGGAAGGGTATTCGCATATCAAGAAGACCAATCAGACCAAGCTCCGAAAGTTTGTTGCCGCTCTCATTGACGAAGCCGAAAACTGGCTGGACAACTGCAAGGGAAATCGGAAGGTGCGGAAGCGGAAGCAGAAGTCACCGAAGGACATTGTGAAGAATCTGAAGTTCAAGAAGAAGGATGAAGACTACGCAATTGAAAGTGTCAATCCGACTACCATTCTTGATGCGTCACAGGTCTGGGTGTTCGACACCAAGACTCGATTTCTTTACAAGTATGTTTCCAATGTCGGCATGACGGTAAAGGGAACCACGCTCAAGGAATTTGATGAGTCGCGTTCCTACAAGAAGAAGATTCGCGAGTCTTATATTCTTCCGGTGTTTGCCGATGTGTTGTGCGGAGGCAAGGTTAAGCTCAGGAAGGTGCTTGACAATATCAATGCCAAGGAACTTCCGGTGACAGGACGAATCGGAAAAGAGATGGTTATTATGAGGACGGAAAAGTAATGGGAATCGGAAAGAAAATTATTGATTTTGAAAATGATTCTTTACGAGAAGCCTATCTTGATTATTCGCAAATTCGTATGTGTGAGATGGGAAATCAGGAATATAAAGGCGAGGAACGAATGCCAGCAAAGGAATATTATAAAAATCATCTTCATGTAAAAGAGCATATATCCTTTGACCTCAACAATCAATGGGGCGCTTTGGAGTATGATCTGACAGAAGAACTGCCATCAGAGTTTCATAATAGGTTTGATGTTGTTACTAATTATGGGACAGGTGAGCATGTTCCAGATCAATATGAATTCTACACCAATTGCCATAGAGTGTGTAAGCAGAATGGATTGATTATTAATTTTATACCCCATGAAGGATTTTGGCCGGGGCATGGTCGATTTTATTTTAATCAAGATGCGGTATGGGATATGGCAGAGGTCTTTGGTTATAAGATTCTTAATTATAAAAATGTGAGATTGCATGACAATCAAGAACAAACAGAAGGAATTTTAGTGTGTTATGTTAATAGATTGAATGAGTCTGTTGATAGGGATGATTTTGATATTATTGATATTGTAGATACGATGAATTACAGGGGGACTGGGGTTGACTACGACCACAGGCATCTTGATAGGGAATATAATGACTAAGTTTGAAAAAGTTTTAGCAACGGTGTCGGCAGTATATCTAAGGGGATCGAAAGATCATAGTGACCAAAAGAATACTTCCAGCGAGGAATACTTGATTGAAATGACTGCATTGATTATGGAAACGATAGAAAGAGAATAAAATGCCTATTCTAGTTGACTTCAATCAGATTGCAATTAGCAATCTAATGATTAACTTGAAGATGGGTCATATTAATGAAGTGGAAGAGCCAATGCTTCGTCATATGATTCTGAACTCCCTGCGATTCAACAGAAACAAGTTCTTCAATGATTATGGAGAACTAATTATTTGTTGTGATGGCCGAAATACTTGGAGAAAAGATGTCTTCCCCTTCTACAAGCAGAACAGAAAGAAGACACGCGCCGCCTCCGGGTATGACTGGGGCAAGATTTTCGATGTTCTAAATACCATTAGGGATGAGATAGACGAACACTTTCCCTATAAGGTAATTCACAACGATAGGGCAGAAGCGGATGACATCATTGCCGTCTTGGCAAAGCAATTGAAGACCCAAAAGGTCTTGATTTTATCAGGTGACAAGGATTTCATGCAACTTCAAAAATTTGACAATATCAATCAATATTCACCCGTTCAGAAGAAGTTTCTTCGGGTCAAAGACCCAAAGGAATTTCTGTTTGAACATATTGCTCGGGGAGATGTCGGGGACGGCATTCCAAATTGCCTGAGCAAAGATTCCACGTTCGTCACGGGGGATCGGCAAAAGCCTGTTACCAAGAAACGCCTTGATGAATGGATGAAGGCAGGAAAGGTAACGTCGGGTGATGTGTCATGGTTTGATAGAAACCGTAGATTGATTGACCTTGATTATGTTCCCGATGATATTTGTGATGAGATTATTTCGCAATACGAGGCAGCCAGGCCACTTCATTCCGAAGATGAGCTTGAAGCCCGCAGGGGGCTACTTAACTATTTTGTAAAGAATCGGCTATCGAAACTTATGCCGAACATACAGGAGTTCTAATGTAACTATGGGAAGAACGAACCGAGATCAGATTCGCACACGGAAGAACGATTTTGCAGATGATGGTGATGACTTTGACGAACAGACAAAACGTCGAGAGAAGAAGAGAATGAAGAAGCATTCTCGCAGAGCCATCGGAAAGAATCTGAAAGATATTGTATCAAGTGGTGTATATTACGAAGACTACGATGAGGAGTTGTATGATGACGATTATGTATGAACATTGAATATAAAAACTTTATTATCAATTCCTGTGGAGAGATTGGTGTAATGAAATAGATAAAGTTTTATTATAGAACAATCTCTCCCAATCGGCTACTGGGTCCGTTAGGTTTTTTGGTTGCGGTTGGTGCCACATATTTCGATGATGATCGGGTGGAGCAGTTCCGCGCTCGCACCAGAATTATCGAAACGATAGAGCATCGGCTATAGTCTACATGTTTGTTGATTTGTTGTAAACTCCGCGTCACAACGGGACAGGCAACATTGAAGACAAAATAGTAATATCAAAACTGAGAATGATTTTGGAGTTGGGGAATAAAGTCCTCACGACACATGGGGAAGAGTCCTTGTGTGTTAATGACCAAGCCCTTCTTTCGTCCTGGGCGGCGAGTTTCCACGGGTCAGTAATCAAAAAACCGCTTATCAATACTAAAACAAAATAATAGATGGTAACATTATAGTGGTGGTAAGACCCCCGGGGCCAGAACATGGCTCCGGGGTTATATAATATAAAAGAGAAAACTGAAATGGGATTATTGACAAAGAAACCATATGATAACCAAATAACAGATGACACATCAATATTTTATAACAATCATGAATTTTCTGATGAGTTTGAATATTGGGCAGAAAATAAAGACCTCCCGGTCGTGAACATTTGTATCGGATTTCCAAAGTGTGGAAAGACTACACATATTCAGAATAGGGGACTTGTGGGAATGAATTTTCCGGGGATACCTATATCTGAATTGAGGAGGTCGGACGATGAGGGGGACAGGGTGATTCATGTAATGTCTCCGTCAGAGGTTTCGAGGAGAAGAAAACTAAATAAAATTATCAAGAACAAGGATTCTGTCATTGTGGACGGAGAGAATCTGACGGTAAAAGAACGAGAAAAAATACTGGATAGGTTTCCTATATACTACAAGAAGATTGCAGTAATATGGGAATTGACTGATAACGAACTACTTGAACGTGGGTGTTCTCAAGAAGAACTCGCAGAAAAAGGAAAACTCTATGAAAGACCGGATGCAAACGAAGGTTTTGACGAATTCTTTTATATACTCTCATAGCAACGTGCTGCTCCTGGGGGCCATAATTGCCTTTGGGCTTTTATGTTCTCTTTACGTCACGGGTTTTGGTCTTGTCGGTGTCTTGGCAACATTGAGTGGCATTGGATATTTGGCATGGATGAATGGTCACGAATCTGGTACAATAGTGGCAGTAGAATCAACTCTGAAATATTTGATAGAGGATGGATTTCTTGAAAAAGAAGTTATAGACGAAGAGATTCAGGTATATAGAGTTGATAATTTGATATATACAGAAAAGTGTGAGTGTGGTGAACGGTTAATTGTGAACGAATCAGTAACAAAGGGACATAGAGAAAATGGCAAAGATTACGAAAAAGAAGAATAACCTTCCGAGAAACTGGAATGCCGTGGATGCCCATTTCCGAAATTCTGCGGGGGCCATGAAAGACAGGAGGGCTGGGCGTGCTGGAGCAAGCAATAATAATCGCGATTATCTCGATTCTTATTATGAAGACATGGAGGATGATTTGGAAAATTATTTCCTTGATTCTTTTGTGGACGATAATTCTGGTGTCGGCAGCGGTTCTGGCAGCGAAGGTGGTTGATATGGACATTCCTTCATTGATAGAAGATTTTCAATATCATGGGACAACTCAAGATGATTATGGATCATGGAATTTTTTTCGAGAGATTCCTTCTCCTATACCCAGTCCAGAAGAAATTATTATTTTTAGAGAGAGTCTTGGTAATGTGTATTCGTCTATGAGAACGTTGCCTAAAAATGATGTTGATGTTTTTATGACGAAGCATTTTGATAATTGTAAGATTAGTGAAATCTCTAATGAATATGGAGTGTCTCGTTCGAGGATATATACTTCATTAAAAAATACAAGAAAATCTATTAGACAAAATCTTCAAAACAAAGGGCAATTATTTTAATGCCAGTATATGAATACGAATGTAAAAAGTGTGAACATACTTTTGAAGAACTCCAAAAGGTGACAGACAAGCCTCTCAAGAAATGCCCAGAGTGCGGAGCAAAGAAGGGGCTTGTCAAGTTATTATCCAGTTCGTCGTTGCAATTTAATGGCGAAGGTTGGACCCCAAAGTTTCATAACTAACAAAAGGAAATAATGTAATGGGTAAGGTGAAAGAAATTCAAATGGTGTTGGATAATATTGCACATGATGTTGCTGCTGCTGGCATTCGTGGGCAACTTTTTGAGGATAGCATTCGAGAAGAGGCAAAGATTTACGGTGTTTCAGATTATTTCATTAATCAGTATATGGAAGATGTTGAGTCTCTTAATCATATTAACAGAGACATGTATGATGGATAATGAGATTGAAAGGTTTTTTCGTGATGATTTTAGGGAAATTGGTTATTTAATTAAAGAAGATGTTTCTGGTAAGTTAATTTTGCCGGAGAGAAAAATACAGGACAAGTGGGCCGAGCCAGTTAATGAAATTGTTTCTTTTTTGGTTGAAAATTTACCAAGAGAAAATCTTCATAGTATTTATTTGAGGGGGTCTGCTTCTTGTGGATGTGCAATAGAAAATGTTTCTGATTTGGATTTTGTTTTATTGTTCAGACAGCATTATTCTGCGGACTATATAGAGGAGATTATAAACAACTACATTACTAAAAAATATCCATTTATTAAGTATGTAGAAATTGATTGTTCGTTTATGGGGTTTCTTGATGAACAAAATAAATGGTTATTTAAAGTTTCTACGAAGCATTTATATGGAATTAACATATTAGATACAATTGGTGATGTTAGTCTTTTGGATGTTCCTAAGTTTGTTGATGGGTATATTTTTCATAATGCGAAAGATAAATTTAAAAACGATTTGCATATTGATAGATGTACGTCAATAATGAAGACAATTATGCGAGAGTTGTTTGGAACTGTGGCACATAAAGAAAAAGTTTGGACTAGAAGTATGTACTATTGTTTTCATTATTTTGTAAAGAATTATCCAGATGCAGAGGACATAGCCAAAAAAATAGTATATTATGCAATTAACCCGACAAATGATGTAGATGTAGTGTTTAATATTATTGATGAAGCGAGTTCTTGGTGGACTCGTAGAATTGTTATGAATGTTGATAATGTTGTTTAGAAAGGAAATTTTTTGATGGAAAAGCAAATGGGTCTTCGACAACAAGTAAAAAAGGGCCTTATAAGTATTGATGAGGCACTTGTAATCTCCGAAGGATATAACGAGACTATTCGCGAATGGTTGTTGCGAAGAAAGAAGTCAAACGTTTCTGTCCGAAAGGAAAAGGAAGCAAAGAAGCCTTCAAAGCGAAAGAAGAAATCCCGCCACAAGAAGAAGAGGAGTTAGTTTCAATATGCCCTGGTATGACTATCAATGCCGCTCATGCGATCATGAATTCACAGAAACTTTGGTAATGGCTGACCGAGACAAGCCCACGCGAAGAAAGTGCCCAGACTGTGGTCGAAAAACTGTCAGTAAGTTGATTGGGAACGTCATGATGGGAGATTCTGCACATCTTGAGACAATGGGATCTAAACCAGACGAGTCATACCGGGAAGTGGTTTCGCGGATCAATGAGACATCGGGAATTAAAGGAACGCGATATGAGGTTCAAGACCGAATTAGTGAAAAATCTAAGAATTTCAGGAAGTTTAATACAGATTATGATATTAAAAAGGAAGTGGGCGATAGATTAAAGTAGGAGAATAAAATGAGTGAATTTGTCCATGAGCCACCAGTTGAATTAGATTATGAACCCATAAGCGTTACATATAAAAATGGAACGCGATACTATGAAGTCGAACCCGGAGTACGTTATCCGAGTATGA